GTGTCCGAGCCATAGAAAAAATCGACAATGGTTTATCTTTCTTTGCTAAATTACATCGAGCACATGCAGCGGTTAAGTTTTCCTCATTATCTGTGCCACCAGATGCGACCGGGATGATGTGGTCTACATGCTTAGCCTCAGCCCCACAGTATGCACAAGTGTTAGCATCTCGAGCCAGTATCTTGGACCTTAACTCTCGCCATGCTCTTGTACTTCCACCTCTACTCATCTACCTTTAACTCCTCTATCAGTACTCTTATGGCCTCATGGTATCTGTCTATCTGCTCTATTAGTTCGTCTAAAGCTTCTATTAGTTCGTCTGGGTTATTTATCATGATGTCCTGTGTTATGCCTGGTAGGGCTTGGGTGGGCAGAGCATGGCCTATTACTAAGCCTTGCCCCAGTCTTGCCCGTATAGGGATGGTCTGGTTTGTCGCATGGGTCATTACTGACAGCATCGCCATTTGATTAGGAACACTTGTTGCTGGGTGGGATGCTCGGTTCACCTAGTCACTCCTAATCTCTACTCTGTTAAGAGTCTTTTGCCTGTATCGTCTCAGGCTGTCATACACCCTCAAACGGTGGTTTAACCGATTACGAGTCGGTCAGTCCGTTATACTCGGACCTAGAGTTGGTGTTTATTTCTGGGGAGGCATAGCCGCTAACTGATTAGGCCGTCACTGTTTGTGGCGGTCTTTTCATTTCCCAAGATGTTTATAGTATCTGTGCCTTGTGTCAGATTTATTGTTAGACACTCATGTAATGGTATTTCTATAAATCTTTCCATAGCTGTGTATTTGGTTTCTTTCCAAATTGTGTTAGCTGCGGCCACTGATGATGAGTCCACCACAAGTGCATGTGTGCGCTCATGGTTGATAACAACAAAGAACGCTCCCTCTGCTACAAATTTATTTTTACGCATAGGCAAATGCAGTGTCGCAAATGGGAAAGTGTGCCCGGTCCATGAGTGCCTAACCTCAACCTCGACTGTCCAGTGACTATCACAGACTAGATCTATGCCGTAATCATCAGGGTTCACTCGCCAATTAAGTTCTGGCTGGTATTTCCAAAGCCATGCCAACATAAGCAATTTGGCGTCATCGTCTGCATCGTAAAGTTCTTGGCTAAATGGTTTCATTTCTTTTTCACAGCCTTTTTAACTGGTATCTCGACCTTTAACTGCTCACATGCTAAGCATGAGCCATCGCTAAACAGCCAGCCTCCACAGCCTGAACATCGCTTAATGAGATCCTGTATGTGCTCTAACACTCGGTCAAGCATTACGCCCTTAATGCCTACATCTTGGCGTAACTTGTTTTGCAGCTGTGTTAGTGCTGAGGTGTAGCCACTGTCATACTCACTCGCCATGTCGTAACGCCTTTGCAATTAGTTCATGCTCCTCGAGTAACTGCTGGAGGCTTGCGTATAGGCAAGATGGGCAAAAGCCCCCATTAACGCCATCTGGACAAGGCCGAGTGTTATCCCATGACCTGATAATTGCATCTCTCAATGTAATCATTAGTTCCAACTGCTCTCTGGGTCTGGGTTGTTTGGTTTCTTGCCTGCTACATAGCCCTCAGCTTTTAACTGCTCAATAAGTTTAGAGGCCCAAAATGAGGTCAATTTGTCCTCTGCCGGGATTTCGTTTGTTACCTTAAATGCGTTTACATAGTCGGTCATAGCACTAAATGAGTAATTGAATAATGCCTTAATCAGGCCGTACTGCTTCTCTGTCATCTCTGGCTGTGCCGATTGCCCTGGAGCACTCGGCTTGGCTGGTAACGGCTTACGCTCTGCCCAGGGGTCATCTGAAGGCTCCTGGCGAGCCTTAGCCGCTTCGACCTCTTGTTTAGTAGCCACAGACTTACCTAGACCAATACCTAAAGCGCCTATTGCTCTGCCCCAGGCACTTGTTTCTAGGTTCATAAGTTCCGAGCCTCGAGTAAAGGTAGTTTTGCCGATTGCTAGTTCGGCAGCTGTGCCTATGCCTGGGCGTTCATCTGTGGCTGTACGGTAAGCGTAAGCGATACCCCAGATCATGTCGGGGTTGCTTTCTAGTGTGCCCTTGTACTCAAACTGTATTGAGCCCTCAGGGTATTTTGCGTAAAACTGTGCGATGCGCTCTTTTACATCGACATAATCGGTCATGTTAAATGTCATGGGTTGCTGTTCCCTTTTCTCTGTCTAGTCTTTAATGCCGAGGTCTCGGCGTACTTGCTCATCTATTGGTGTATCCGAGTAGCTGTGTGGTTTCTTAATTACATACAGTGCCCGATACGAAACTACCAAAGCAATAAATACTGCAAATGCTCCGTAAAGCATGCGTAGTGGTGCGGCCTCTGAAATTGAAATCAAGATGCCTAGTGTTACAGCTGAGGCTAAGTGTGCCACTCTCAGTGCGTTAGTTATTCTTTTTTGCATTTTGCTGTTCTCTTTTCTGATTATCGACTAAATAACGGACAATGCCACCAATGCGGTAAGTCTGTATTGTGCCTGCTTTTTCCCAATTAACGAGGGTCTGCCTCGACACTTGGAAATACTGCGCTGCCTGGCTCGCTGTTAGTAGTTGTGTCATGTCTAGGACAGTAGCACAGATTAGCGACAGTTTTACAACATTAGTCAGAGTTCGGTGTGTCGTTCGATAATTCAGGGTTTAGAAAGCCCATCAGCCCAGCGACAATAGCACCCATAATTGAGCGATACTGGAGACTAAACTCAGTTGCTTGCCATGAGGCTAAAAACGCAATAAGACCAAACGAGATAGGTTTTGGCAAGTTGGCGTATGAAAATCTTGACTTACTCATTTTAGGCACTTCCTCGGGTCTACAGCATCTACAGCGTATCGGTAGGGCAATGTTCTGGCTTCGAGGTGTAAGTGTGGTCCAGCAACACTAGAGCCTGTTGCCCCACTGTGACCAATGCGCTGTCCCTGTTTGACTCGAGTCCCGGCGGCTATCGGTTCTTTATCTTGCAAATGTCCGTATAAGAAACGATGTGAGCCATGCTGGATGATAACTTGCAGTCCGTATGCTGGACCCCAGTTAGCGGCAATAATGATGCCATCAGCTACAGCAGTGACTGGTGTACCTCTCTTAGAACCGTAATCAACCCCAGTGTGATACCCAGCAGCCCAGACTTGCCCCTGCTTGCCAAACTCACAAGTCACCTTGTCTGGCACTGGGGCCTTGAATGCTAATGGTTTAGCGACTGCCTTTTTTGGTGTATCGGTCATGTCTAGACTCCCTGGTATACAACAGACCAAATAAATTGGTCATTTTGAGCTATAGTTACTGGTTTATTAGTATTATCAAATTCTAATGCTCTTAAATATGTTCCAGCTGTACTAAGAATATAGAAAGATAAGTTAGTTTGATTTATACGAATTTCGCAAGGGTAAAAATGTCCTAAACTTGCATCGTAAAACATGCCTGTTCCTGTGAATTCATTTGTCAAAGTGTTTGAGTTAATTGGTAAAATAACGCTGAGGGAGCCTGTGCCTGCTGTTACGCTTGCGCCTACAGTTATTGTGCCATCAAAAAATACAGTTTTTCCTGTTTGCGCCCAGTTAGCATCTGCTGAATATCCAGTACTTCCAAAAGACCAGCCAGTACCGCCATAAGTCGGAGTAATGTTGGTATAGGTAAGTTTTTTTATGGCGCTGTCGATAGCACCGCCTAAAGACCTAATTGCAGATGCGCCATTTCTCACCAGGTCTGTGTCATTTGGCACAGTCCAGCCGTTATTAGTTGTAGTTGCCATTATTGAATATTCCCCCATTGTGTAGTAGCTGATGCGTAAGTATTCCAAGTATCTGTGCCATTTAACTCGTTCCATAAAGTGTATGGGTATAGTTGCTCAGCATTGCTTAAATTCATTTGGATTATGTTTTGACCTCGGGCCGAGGTCCATGTATAGCCCTCTATAAATCCCTCAAAGGATTGCAACTCTGGTGTCGGTAAATCTGTAATTTTTATTCTTGTGCCTACCTCAATTTTGGCTAATTTTGTATTTAGCGCATCAGAAATTACAGCAGTATTGACCGTTAGAGAGGTTAGTCCGATAGACGCTAATCTACGAGATGCCAGCAGTATTTGTGCCTGGCTGTTAGCGTCTGCCACATCATGCAATGTGGTATCTCGAGTGCCTGATCGTAAACCGTAAATTGCTTGGCTAGGAGAATCATCATATGTAGTGCCAGTGCCTGAGCTATAATTTACAGCAACCTCATTAACTACAGTATTAGTTGAGGTGGTTAGCTGGAAATCTCCAGATAAAATGTCACTTGTCGAAAGCACTATTTCTGTATTATTTTCTCGATCCAAATAAGTTTGATATTTTAAACGCCCGTTTTGAGGTTGAGAATACAAAATCCCCATAGATGATTGAGCCGCTTCTTGAGCAAATGTAAGCATGTTGGTCATAGTGCCCGATGAGTGCACTTTAATTTCATAATCACCGGGTACTGTAATGTCTGTGGTGTCATAACCAAACTTAGTTAAAATAGCTGCAATACGAGTGCCTGCATACTGTTTAGCAAATGAATTGCCTGTGGATTTATTGTTTAAGCCTGCTAAATTGTCTACTGCTGTAATGTCGTAAAAATAAATGCCGTCACCGTTTAACCATTGCAGACTAGTCTGTATGTCAGTTATAGTTCCATTAAAGATAATTCGCTTGTCGGCTGTTCCTGTAGAGTCGTAAATTTGCCACAACACTCGAGAATTTAATTCTATTGAGGTTGGAAAAATTTCGCCCGGAATTAGTTGTAGTTGGGCTCTAAAAGTACTAGGTGATGGCTGTTGGTTAATGTCACTTCGCCCATGTGTACAGCTGAGGCTATTGATCATGGCATAGTCGTCTACCCCATACCCGTCAATTGTTAAATAATAACTAGCACCAGGCATTACAGAGCCACACCATTAACATTTACTACCCCAGTTCTAATGCTGGACTGTTGCAATACTCGCTCAATGCTACGGCGGGCAGACTCACCATCGACAATGCCGTTCATAATGATTGTGACTCCGCCACCATTTAGCCGACTGTTTGGGGTGATGTTGCCTCCGCCCATAGGGGTAAATAGTTCTGGACCGTATTCGCCCACCAGGTAACTTTTGCCTTTTGACACTGGACCACCCAAAGCCTTTTTAGGTTTGCCACTATCACCAAACAGTTTTTCTTGCTCCCATTTGGAAATTTGTAAACCGTAAAACAGTGGAACTTTGCTCAAGTATTTCTCAAACAGTGGCGAGTTTTCAAACTTTTTTATCGAACTATAAGCGCCTGAAATTTTAGTGATTGCTCCAGCCAGTGCATTAAAAGCATTTGCTATTGCTGTGATGTTGTCAGCCACACTCCTTTGTTTGCCATCATCGCTCTCATTAAAGGCCGCAAAAAATTCACCCATAGCATCAGTAACATTTCTAATTGCCTCGCCTAGCGATACGCCAGAACCTTTGCCACCCTTGCCTTGAAAACCGTCAATCACATCCTGGACACCTTCAGCAATTTTGGGTAGCCACTTATCAACAAACGGCTCTATCTGTTCAAGGATTGCGTAACCAATAGACTCTTTGGCTTCATCGATAGCAATCTTAAATCGTTCAATGCGACCTTCAAAAGAATTGGCTTTCGCTTTTGACTGTCCACTTACAATCTTCTCAAGTTTTTCTTGAACCACTTTGAAGTCTTTTGACTTTAATGTCGCTTTGTCTAGACCAAGACCCAATCTTCCGAGTGAAGCGTTATTCCCTCCATAACCTTTGGCTAACGCTAAACTCACAGTTTCAAGGTTTTTACCGCTTGCTGCACTTGTGTCTAGTGCAAGAGTCATCAAGTCTTGGGCTTTGCCAATATCTTTAGTCGATTGGACTAATTTCTGAAACGATGGGCGCAAGTCATCATCGATGACACCACTTGCTAGCGATGTTTTGGCTATGTATTTTTCAACACCTTTTATTTGTTGCGCTGATGCTTTGGTTGTGTTCTGTAATGCTTTGGCAAGTCGGCGCTGGGACTTCTCATCCACAAGAGCGGCCTTGACAGCATCCACACCAAATGCCACAGCCATACCTGCTACAGCCGCACCAGCGATAGCCGCTGACTTGGCTAGGGTTTTCATCGAGGACTTAACACTGCTGCTAAATGACTCGGTCTGTCCAGATGCTTTTTTAATACCATCAGCAAAATCTGTTGTATCTGCAAGCAGATTAAGTTTGAGTGTGCGTATGTTAGCCATTATTTATCAGGACCCCATTTTCTTTTAAGCAGTTTATAAACGGTTTCAAGATAAGTGCGGCGGATACGGTCTTGATTTTTACGCAATGTCGGAAAGATAAAGTAACCCCTAGAGCCTTTACCCATGCGCCCTGAGTAGTTAGCAAACTTGCGCCCACCCTGCTTAAATGTGCCTGGGCCACCTTGTCTAACGCCAAACTCTGCACCAAATAGCAAGTCTGACTGCATAGGCTGTGGACTGCCCGGGGTTTTCTTGCGTTGCACTGGGACCTTGCGCCCACCGCCGACAGTGATGCTGGGCACTCGGTCTTTGTTTGCCTTGATAGAGCGAGCCAGCAACATAGCCTGTTTAGGATTGGGCGCTGTGGCTGCCTTGCGCCTCATCTCATCAGCAAGTGTGCCAACAAGTTTCTGTGTCTCAGCTCGGAGTACATCCTGTGCTTCTTTTGGTAAGGTCTTAAATGCCTTAAATAACATGTCTTTGTCTTGTTTATCCATCTGGATATCAATTTTGACTTTGTTATTGTTTGCCATCAGTAAGCACCTCCCATGCCGTTGCTATGTCAGCCAGAGACCAAGTGAGTAAATCCTGTAGCGGTAATCCAGTATGGACTGCTAGTTGGACTAGATCTCTTTTTAGGCTTCCGACTGGGTGTCTTTTGGGTCATCATCAGCTACCTCAAATGACTCTAGGTTTTTAATCCAGTCATCGTATGGGGTAGGTATTTCTGAGGCTAACCAAATGGCGTAGGTAATAATTTTTGTACTACCTTTGCCCATTTTGGTTTGTGCTTCAGTGATGGTGAGCCCGAGGTCATCCTCGAGCCGCACCCACACCCAGGCCTGGTCTAAATTGGCCTTGTATTCAGTTTTGTTATTTATGTATTTAACTTGCACTGTTCCTGCTTTCTATTGCTTAGGTGTGTGTTACTGCGCCCTGGTCTACAACAAATGACACTGATGCGGTTAAAGCATCTGTAGCATTGCCGCCCACTACTGGGAAATTAGGGTAAATGTTGCCTGTAAAGACTTCGCCATTAGCTGTGAAACTAAATGCAATGGTTGTATCTGGGGCAGTCTTTGTCGCATCCCATAGCACTTCACATAGTGAGGCTGGTGATGTTGAGCCCCAGTCTTGATACAGTTCAACCTGCAAAGTTGCTGTGCGGTCAATAGTTGTGTACTTGCGCCCAGCGATTGTCTCTAGCGTTTGCTGATTACTATCAAGGGTTAGGGTACATCCACTGGCAATGCTGGTGTAAGTAACGCTGTTTATTGTTAGGGCAAGGTCTCGCCCTGTTACATATTTAAGTGCCATTAGAGCACCCTCCTAGTTGATTGTGACATCGAGTTCGATGTCGGTTGTGAGGTATTCGGTAGACCCGACTTCGTTAGTTGTCGGCTGTGAAAAATCGCCTACTGTTACATAGTCCGGAATTAGAGCTGCAACAGTTTCTATCATTTTTTCAAGATTGACAAGGGCTCCCTGATTGTCGTTGTTTTGTACCATCAGGGTTAAAGTAAAGCGAGCACCAAACCTTGTTGGTGTTTGCCATAGCACATAGGGCGAGCCAGGTACTAGAACTATGGCTGGTGCATACATAACCTCATTAGGGAACGCATAAACGCTGTATGAGGGGTCTGCTAGGGCTTCTGCGAGGTCTTGCCTAGTTTCGGTTAGGCTCATCCTACAAATCCGCCCATGTCCATGTATGGGGCTAATAGACCCCTAACTCGGGTAAGCAATGCCTGACCTAAGCGATGTGGCCCAGGAGTAAAGTCCACTGCCTGAATACTGCCGCCTGGTGCGGTGCGTTGCTGGAAAATCTCGATAGCCACAGCGAGCGATGCCTCTCTAACACTTGGTACGCTGTCGTAAATTAGGGCCTGAGATACCAAGATCACTTTACCAAATGGCTTGTATCGTTTTAGTTCAGTGTTCGCTGCAATTTTGGCAGCTGTAAAAAAGAAATCATCCCGGCGCACAACGGTATAAGTTGCATTAAAAGTTGCATCTGTACCACTGACCGTAACTGAGTCACCAATAGATAACGAGTTACGGTCAGCGGTAAAGAATGTCACCACATTATTTGAGATTTGAGCCGATGCTATGGAGGCTCGATTGTAGTCGAGCAGGCCGTCGATTAACTCTTCGGCAGCATCAGCAACCTGTTGCAAAGTCGAGTCAGGGTAGAGCGTTCCAACACCAAGTGTCGTACGCAGCTCGTCTATGTCGATTTTGCTCATGTCAGGTCCTCAAGTGGTAGAGGTAGGGCCCGGGAACAGCAGTTCAGACCCTACCTCAGTCTGGTTAGGTTAAGTTGAAACGGCGTACGCCTGTTGCATCCTTAAGCAGTGCACAACCGTAACCGTAAACACCGACTCGCACCTGACCAGTTTCAATTAACTGAACCTGTAAACGAGTTGTAGGTGCTTCGTACCAAGTGATTGCCTCTGGTGCAACGATAAACGCTGAGTCGTCAATCTTGGTGGTTACTGAGAAGTATGGGTCTACGTATGCGTTTAAGCCCATGATGTTTCCGTCAATGCTCTGACCACTGAATACGCCCGGGTTGTTCTGTGCGTTTGATGCGGTGAACAATGGGCGACCTGCGGTATCGACTGCACCTAGTAGAGTTCCCCACCAGTCGGTGTTGATAACTACGTTGCGAGCCTTTTTCTTTGAGCCAGCGAAACATGCAGCAGACTCTGTGCCTGCGTAGCTGATGAAACCAGCGGCAGTTGCAGCAGTTGTTGCAGCCTGTGTACCTGATGCTAGGGCAGTTAGTACTGCTGAGTCAGTAGCCTTTGCGTAAGCATTGCCCATTTGATTAAGCAATTCAGTGTAAAACTCAGGGCTTGAACGGTCAATAAGTTCCCATGAAACATCGTTCATGCCAGCGTACTTAACAACAGTGCCTGTTAGGTAGGTGCTGGTCATGCCTGTTTCTGATGGTGCTGAACCTTCTGATGTCGATGCAACAGTTGGTGCAGTGCCCAAGTTTGGAACAGTGAAGCTCATGCCTGATGACACAAGTGCTTGACGGGATACAGCGTTGATTGCTGGGCGGTCTGCGATGGTGTTGGTGTAAAACTCCTGCAAATGTTGCGGGAGTGTAAGACCTGTGTTTGTTGAAGTCGAATCATCGGCAGCTCTAACATAGGCTCGGGCATCCTCATCACCTGTCATCTGCTTGATGCTGGCTTCTAGGTAGCCTGCAGCAGTGATGTTTAGGCGAGGTGCGGTCTGGATTGGGCTTGATGCCTGTACTACTGGAGCAGCGGCGGCTTCAACCTCAACCTCTGGTGTTGCGATTGGTTGTTCTGACACTTGGTCCTCCTCTTGGATTGTGTCTGGGTCTGCCTCCGCTTCGGATGCAGCCACATCTGTAACCACAGCATCACTAAATGCTGGGGCATGGACTAACGACACTTCAACAATCTTGGCTGCAGTAACTCTCATTACTCCATCTTGGATTGTGTATTTGTCGATTTGTGCACCAACACTGAGTCCATCTCTTAGACCGTCAGCTGCTTCGACTAAAGCGTCAGAGCCTGCTGTTGTGTTGGAAACTTTGAACGTTCCAGTGATGCCCCCCGGGGTCACCTGAAACTCGATTGCTTTGCCGATTGGTCGCATCGCATCATGCTGTAATAAGAATTTGACTGGCTTCGGGTCTGGATTGCTAATAGATCCGACCTCAAAGATTACTGGCCCAGCACTGGTGTTGCCAGTCTTGCCAAACGGTACGACAATGCCTGAGATTTGTCGGGTGACTTCATTAGCCCCAGTAATGTGGGCGGCGAAAGTTAGGTTAAGCGTCATTTGTTGGATTTCCCCTCGGTGCTAGATCCTCCATAGCCCTTGCTTCATCTATGTTGATGATGCCTGACTCTAGAAGCTTTACGATTACATCTACTCGCTCAGTTGGATTGCCTCGCAAGAAATCATCCATCTCGACCTCAACATACTGACCTCTTGGCGTAATGTCATCCATGCTTAGGCGAGACTCGAACGAGTCAAGGTATGGGCGTAATGAGAAATCTAAAAGGCTGCGGCGTTCAGCTGAGACATTGCTGTATGTGCTGGTGGCTGACTCGGCGTTAATGTACCAGGCTGGGATGTTCATTACTCGAGCGATTTCTGATGCTGTGTATGCCCTAGCCTCGGTGAGTTGCATCTGTGCAGAGTCTAGACCTACGACCTCGAGGTTAATTGGACCCTCAACATAAGCGGTTGAGCGAGTACGACGAGCAGACTTAAAGGCAGTTAGTAGTGCTTCTTTTTGGTCTGGTGGTAAGTTCATGCCCTCATTGCGGAGCACCATTTGAGGCACTGGCTCTTGAGCCATGCGTAGAGCTGCGGCCTCAAGTTCGATGGCGGCGTTGATTGTTCGAGATGCCCGGGCTAATACGCCCTCATCTGGACCCCAGAAAATAATAAGTGAGCCTACGCCTCGCATAGGTACATCGACACCATCGACTGTGTACGACAAGATAAGCACACCAGTTGAGTCCGTTCGAGTGTTCACTCGTAGTGGATCTATGCGCCTGGCCTGTGTTACTCGACCATCCTCGGGCGATACTGCCAAGATTGACCAGTAAGCGACCCCATAAAAGATTAGGTCATCTATGGTCCAGCAGGTAGTGGTGTTGCGAGCGAGGCTAGGGTCTGGCTGTTTGATTACTGGCCGACTGGGTAATTTAGCCTGTGTCATCTCGTTATAGGTGCAAATTTCAAGTGATGCGATAGTGCCAGCGATAATGTTACGGGCTCGGGCTACTGCTGGAACGGTCATGGCAGCTCGTCTAGAGATTGGTTGCAAATACCCCATGTCTGGTGTGTAGCCCAGGTTCATAGGGTTTACGGGATACATTTCCGCAATGGCAGCTGTGACTTCTAATTCGGGCATGACGATAGCAGAGTTATTTATACGCATTGCATTGAGTAACCCCACACTGTCATACTATCGAACAGATGTTCTAAACAGAAATCTTTTATGTGTATTTGTAAAGGTTTGGGCGTTTTACTTTACCTTTAGTGAGGTCTTGTCGATGCTAATGTTAGCAGCCTCGAGGCAGTCACCATAAGTCTCATGGTCTTGAGTCGGGCAACCTGAGCGACACTTACTCATGACCAAGTTCCAGCCTGAGCAGTTGCACCTGCGCCTAGTTTGTAAATGTTAATGTATGAGCCAAGAACAAAGTTAGGGGCTGTTGTTGTCCCGGCAACGGATTGTGTAGCTCCCAAATTTATGCGCCCTGCTGTTGTGGCGTTAGTCCTGATAAATCCTCTAAATTTGATGTGATAACTAATACTGGATGCCGAGGTTATACTGCCGTCAGCGTTGGTATTAGTTGCATCAGTCATACCGCCTACACCAATGTAGTTAGCAGTTGTCTGATTAGTATTAAAGATAAGCCTGCTTGCCTGTTCAGTTAATGTGCTAGTCGAGCCAGTGGCCACATAAATTAGGCTAAGTCGAGCTGCAGCGGCTGTTGGTGAGGTCTGAGTCTGTAACTGCAACATGCCCTCAAACATGTAGGTTGTGTCTGCATCTACAGCAAAATAATTAACAGTGCCTGCAGCTGTTCTAAATACTGCCTCAGGTGTGTTGTTGTTTGTTGCTTTTGCAACCGTAGTGTATAAAACGGCGTTACCAACTGTTGCTGTTGTTGGTCCTGCTGGGCCTGTTGGACCTGCTGCGCCTGTGTCGCCTGTGTCACCTTTGGATGCAATAAGTACCCAGTAAGTGGCATTTGGTGGGGCAGCACCAGTTGTTGTCGCTATGCAATAATAACTAGACCCATTACGAGTAACGGTATCGCCCAAGTAATAAGTATCTGAGGCGTTGTATGCCAATGGTGT